AAGTAAAAATCCTAAGAAATATCAGGAACATTATAGAAAGGGTCAAATAAAAGCATATAAAGATAATAAGGCTGAAAAACCTTGGTTTATTTAAAAAAGAACGTGATGAGTTATAATAAAAATGATAAATTATATGAGGAATATTTAGTTTGGTTAAAACAACAATATAACATCACTCCTGAAGAAACTTATTGTAATATTAATTGTTTGGAAGAACTCAAACACATGAGAGATGAATATTTAGGTTTGTTTGGTGAAACCGATTTAATAAAAATGTTAAAAGAAGATGGTGTTTACGAAGAAAGAAAAAAGAAACACGAAAAAATGATTATTACTTTTGATGAATATAAAAAACATAAAAATGAGTTATAATTTATTCTTAGACGATTTTGTTTTTTATAGTATTTATGATTATGAAAAAAGAATCAACTTGTGGAATATATATAATAAAAAATATAATTAATAATAAATTTTATATTGGAAGTGCTGTTAATGTTAGGAAAAGATTTTATACACATAAAAGATTATTAAGAAAAAATAAACATTTTAATAATCACTTACAATCATCATATAATAAATATGGTTTAAATAATTTTATTTTTGAAATAATTGAAATCACAAAAAAAGAAAATCTTATCAAACGTGAACAATATTGGATTGACACATTAGAAGCAAATAATAAAAATATTGGATATAATAAAAGAATAATCGCTTCAAGTAATTTAGGTATTAAAGCATCTAATGAGACAAAAGAAAAATTAAGAATTTCACATTTAGGTAATAAAAGAAGTCCAGAAGCACATGCAAAGATAATTGCTTCTCAACATAAAAGGGTGTGTCAATTTAATATGGATGGAAATTATATTCAAACTTTTAATAGTTTAAAAGAAGCAGCTAAATCAATTAATATTAATTATGCTTCTGGAATATCAGCATGTGCTAGAAAAAAAATTCCATCATCAAATGGATATAGATGGTGTTTTGAAAAAGATTTAAATGAATTTAAGAAACAAATAATAAAAAAAAGGGGTTGGCATAAAAGAATTAATATTGAAGCAACATGTTTAGTTTCAGGTAAAGTTTATAATTTTAATACATTAACTGAAGCAAGAAAATGTTTAAAAATTCATTCATCAACATTAAAAAATAAAAATAAAAACAATAGATATTCATGGAAAAAAAATATTGTATCTTCTTAGATGATGTGAGAACTCCAAAGACAGCTTATAGTTATATGCAGTTGCCTGTTCTAATACAAGCCGAATGGATTGTAGTCAGGAATTATTATGCATTTATCTCATTAATCCAAAATAAAGGTGTTCCTGATATGATTGCATTTGATCATGATTTAGCTTCAGAACACTATAAGAAACAAGATTTTGATTATAATGATGATAAAGCAGAAAAAACTGGATATCATTGCGCCAAATGGCTTATTGATTATTGTATGGATAATGATAAGAAAGTTCCAACTAATATCATAATTCATTCAATGAACCCAGTAGGGAGTCTAAATATTAAATCATTATTTGAAACCTATTATAAGGTTTATAAGATCGATTATAATCTAATCCCAATGAATCCATATTTTAGATTTTAAATTTTTATCAATTATATTGTATTTATATTAAAACATAATAATATGGGACACAATAATAGTAAAGAAAGACTTTTCGAAGTCATGGGTAAGGTTAATCCATCATTTAAACATGAATTAAATGAAGAATATGTTAAACCAAATCCTGTTCAATTTAAAGAAAATGAAAATTCATTATCTGAAGAGGATAAGTTATATGCTGTTGTTTCTAATCGTAATTATAGAAATCGTGCCCAAAGAAGAGCATATGTTAAAGGAACAACAACACCCAAAAATTTACCAGAATATGTTATTTTTGAAAACCTATCATATGAAAATGCAAAGAGTCGTCAACAAGGAATTGAAAGTGACGAACATTGGAATATTGTGTCATATATTGTACCAATGAGTGATTTGACAGATGAAAAACCTAAAGATACTCGAATTTCAACACATCCTGATGATTATATATACGACCCACTTGCTGAACCCGATGATGGTGTTGAAAGAAATTATTAACAACATAAAAACAATTATATTATGAGAGGAAGAAAATTTGTAACACATACAGCAACTAATGGTGAACCCTATTTTACATTAGTTGCATCTAATGGTCAGGTGTTAATGGTCTCAGAAACATATAGTAGTAATCAACAAATGCAAGACACATTGGATACTTTAATTGGTAAAAGATTACCGAAAAAAGTTATTGATGAAAGAAAAAAGTAGAAAAAGTGTAACCTTTTTAAATCTTTTTCGTAAAACTATTGTATTTAATAAAAAAGGTGTTATATTTGCACCAGATAAATAATTAGAAATTTAATAAATTAAAAAATAGTAATGATGAAAAACTTGGTAAACATATTAGAAGCAGTCCTTATGGTAGTCCTATTATGGGATGATGCGGAAGAGGTATGCGATGTCGGGTTTAATCGAGATTTTAGGTAAAACAACTAAAATTAAAAATTTAAAAAACCCGACTTCACAAGAGTCGGGTTTTTTTTTGTATTAATGTTCTTTGACGTATTGGAATTTTTGGTGATGTAGTTCAGTGGTTAGAATATCGGTCTGTCACATCGAAGGTCGTGGGTTCGATTCCCATCATCACCGCCTGACTTATTTTTATTTTCTTAGTATTTATAAATATGGAAAATGAAAAGAAGTATTATTTTGTATATAAAACTACTAATTTGAAAAATAATAAGTTTTATATTGGTGTTCATGAAACATATAACATGGATGATGGTTATTTAGGTTCAGGAAAGGTTCTTAGAAATAGCGTGAATTATCATGGTAAGGACAATTTTAAAAGAGAAGTTCTTGAATTTTGTGTTGATAAGGGGAGTATGTACCAAAAAGAAAAAGAATTGGTTACTGAAGAATTAATTAAAGACCCTAAATGTATGAATTTAGTTGTTGGTGGGGTTGGATTTATTTCAGATGAAAAACATCGTAAAGTTTCACGGTTGGGTGGAAAAGCAACATCATTAAAAATGAAGAATGACCCTGAGTTTCGAAAGAGACATCAAAAAATTGCTTCCGAGAAATTTAAAAAATATCATAGTTTAGGGACACACAATTATAATACGTTTGAAGGTAGAAAACATACCGAAGAAACTAAACAGAAAATGAGTGAATCAAGTAAAGGTAGAGGTGTTGGGTATAATAATTCACAATACGGTACTTGTTGGATAACAAATGAAAAAGAAAATAAGAAAATTCATAAAGGTGACTTAATCCCAGAAGGATGGAGATTAGGTAGAAAAATAAATGGTTTATTAGTATAATGGGTGATTTATATTGTACATAGATAATCACAAGTTTTTATGAAATCGGTTAGTGTAATGAGTGCACAAAGACTAATTGAAACTAATAAAAAACTTTAGTATCCTTTCATGTCAGAAAGGGGAGGTGGTTCGATTCCATCATAGACCGCAAAAATCTAACCGAAAGACAAGTAGGTTACTGGTGAAGCGGAGTTCGATGCTCCAAACGAATCAAGGTCGTGCTTGACTCGTGCTTGGCTGCAAAAAACAGTTTAAGGATTTTTATTTATCGTCTCATGTGCTCGACTGGCGTGCGGGAATTAGACTGTCACTCTTCTAAAACGAGGGTTCGAATCCCTCTGGGACGGCTTTTTTACTGTTAAAGCGGTAAAAATTGCAATAAATCACACTATAATGGTTGTTTTTGTAATTTACAATTAATTTTACCGCTTTAACAGTAAAAAAACAATATTTCTAAAATAAAATGTATTATATTGTACTTTTATAATGAAATATTGTATTTATGGATATGAATGAAAATATTATATACGGTTTAAAAGACCCAAGAACTGACGAATATAAATATGTTGGTAAATCAATAAAAGGAATTGAACGAGCCAATTCACATTTATCGCATTCTCACAATCCGTTGGTTTGTGAATGGATTAACGAACTTAAACATGATAATTATGTTCCAGATGTGATTATTTTAGAAAATATCTCAGATTGGACACAATTAATTGATAAAGAAAAATATTGGGTTGGGAAATTAACTGAGGAAGATCATGATTTACTTAATGTTCTGATAACCGATTCTTATTCCAACACAATTAATACTTATAATAAGAAATTAAAACAACAATTAGAGAATAGAGAAAAAATACTGAAAGAAAAATTAAATAAATCATTAATGCAATTCGGTAACGAATCAAATATTGGTGAACTAATAAAACGTAGACGTAGAAATTTAAAAATTACACAACGACAACTTTCAGAAATATCAGGAGTTGGGTTACAAACTATAAATTCAATCGAGTTAGATAAATCAAATCCAACACTTAACACCCTAATGGATATATTCAATATTTTGGGTTTTGAACTTTTTGTTAATCTAAAATCATAAATCAACCGTCTGGAGATACCAGATGAAAAAAGCGATAATGTATCATATAGTGCACAATTTCATATCATTTTGTGCATTATATGATACATTACTGTCTGGAGATTCCAGACAAAAATGGCGCATTCGTCTAGTTGGTCAGGACGCAAGACTTTCAATCTTGTAACGGCAGTTCGATCCTGCTATGCGTCACGATTTAATAGCTATAAATTCTTAATGGGTTCGATTCCCACTCGTCATGTGTAATTACTTGATGGGATGATGTGAAATGGTACGGCATAAATGTTCGGGTCTTCTAACGGCTAGGAAACGGGGTTTTCATCCCCGTAATCGGAGTTCGATTCTCCGTCCGAATACGATATTATTTCTATAATAACCCAATAATGGTGCGTTACAGAAATAACATGCTCCTTTAGCTCAGTTGGTTAGAGCGTCTGTGTTACATACAGAGGGTCACTGGTTCGAATCCAGTAGGGAGTACAAGAATATTTGGTGATATCGGTAAATTCACCAATAAAACAGATTTATCGTTATATAAGCCGATAAATTCATTATATTTGTTTTATGAAAGAAAAGAAAGAATATCCAAATAACATATTGATTTTAGGTGATGGACTTCTAGGTTCAGAAATGATTAAGCAAAGTGGTTGGGAATATTTATCAATGAAGTCTAATGGAATTGATGTCGTAAATAACTTTGAAGAATTATGTGTTATGATTGAGAAACTTAACCCAGACGTAATTGTGAATTGTATTGGTCATACTGATACATATAGTAAAGAACGAGAACTACATTGGAAAATTAACTTTGAGT